GGATATTGCTTACGTATCCCTTGGGAATGGAGTTTGCCTTCATGGTCTTAAGGATAAAATTTGGCCCGCATATTTGGAAGTACAGGCGTCCAATTTATCAAAGGCTTGCAGTACTGAAGCAGAAGCACAAGAGACTGTTAAAGTGCGCTCCCAAGAACAAGGTACAGAGTGCCATTACGAACGAGTTGGTGACAAGTATGTGGTATATCGTAGCTACGACAGAAAAGTGATGAAAAGTTGCTTTTATGAAAAACCAAATCTTAGACAATTCTTTACTGAAAACGAAATAAATTTATGTAAAAAATAAATTTTTCTAATATTTATTATCGATAACAAGATAGTAAAGTATTATGACAAAAATTTATTTAGTAGAAAATTGTTATGGTAATTCTAACAAAGTTTATATTGGAAAAACAAAATCTTGCCGATATTTATCCCATAAAAAAACATATGGAGAGGACATTAAATATACTTACATAGACCAAGTAGATTCTTTAGATAGAAAAGAATGGAAACCACTTGAATCCTATTGGATAGAACAATTTAGACAATGGGGATTTGAAATAATGAATAAAAATAGTGGAGGTGGAGGAGCTGATTTTTATTCTCAAGATTCTAAAGATAAAATATCTAGAGCATTAAAAGGAAGAGTTAGACCATCGAGTTTTGGAGAAAAAATGAAGATTTCAATGTTAGAAAAAAATTTGGGTAAATCTCACAATGAAAAAACTAAATTGAAAATGAGAGAAAGTAAATTAGAAAAATCAAGTCCCTTAAAAGGAATTAAAAGAGGACTATTAAACGAAGAACAAAAAGAAAAATTAAGAGTCCCTAAAAAAAATAAAGAAAACTATTTCTATCCTAAAACTAAAGCTTTCTTTGAATCAGTTGTAGGAAAACCCAAAAAGCACCCAAAATCTCGAAATAAAAAAATTAGCCAATCTCTAACTGGATATAAACAATCCCCCGAACATGTTGAGAAAAGAATTAATAAATTAAAAGGAAAATCTAATATAAAAAATAAAAAACCAAAACCTGAAGGGTTTGGGAAAACTATTAGTGAAAAATTAAAAGGAAAAAAGCATGATTCCAAAGCAAAACCAATTCTTCAATATGATATAAATGGGAATTTTATAAAAGAATTTTCTTCTATTACTGATGCCTGTAATATTGTATTCAATAATAGATCTAAAAACCCAAATATAACTAAATGTTGTCAAGGAAAATTAAAAACAGCTTATGGATTTATTTGGGAGTATAAAAATTAATTATTATCTTACCTCTAAGAAAATTATAAAAAATAGTTATATCTAATGTATCAATCAATTTATTACTCTTTCGACCCGGAAGATAAGGGTACTTGCTACTTAAGGGACGATAAGAAGGGATGGCTATCCTTTAAATATTATCCTACTGTTTATAAAAAAGATCCGGATGGAGAATTTAAAACATTATTTGGAGAACCTTGCTCTCCAGTAAACGGAAGGTATGACTGGAAAGACCCATCATTACTAGAAAAAGACATACAACGAGAATTAGCAATATTACGAGACTACTATTATAAAGAAGACTCTCCACCTTCATCCCACAATACAGTTTATCTTGATATTGAGATTGAAATGCTAGGAGCATTAACGCCCCAATATATTAGAAGTGCTCCTGCTAAAATAACATCTATAGCTTTAATTGATGTCAATACTAAAGATCAATATTGTTATATTTTAGATGAGCATAAAACACTCAACCCAGCCACTGAAAATAATCGTTATATAATACCATGTGAAAATGAGCAAGCATTATTAGGTTCATTTTTAGAAAAGTGGGTTCAATTAGATCCCACTATTGTTGTAGGATACAATAGCGATTTTTTTGATATACCTTATTTATATTACCGAATTAAACAAATCTTAGGAGAAGATTTAGTATTATTCTTATCTCCTATTCGAAAAATAAAAGAATATATTTATAATTCATATTCCCCTATTACACTAGGAGGTGTTAATAGTTTAGATTACATGATGTTAATTAAAAAATATATTCCTAAAGAAGAAGCATCATATAAACTAGGAGACATTGGCTTAAAATATGCCAAATTGGGTAAAATAGAATACAATGGAACATTAGATACTTTATTCAAAGAAGATATTAATAAATTTATCGATTATAATCTTCGAGACGTTGAAATCATAGAAGCCCTAGAAAATAAACTCCAGTTTATACAATTAACTATTCTTATATGTCATTTGTGTCACGTACCATATGAAAGTGTATATTACAACACAGTGTTAAATGAAGGTGCTATATTAACATATTTAAAACGCAAAAATATAATATCTCCTAATAAACCAACTACTGTAAATAGTTACATTAAAGAACTAATTATTGGAGATGAAGTTGTACATCAACGAGGTACTCCTACAATCGAAGGGGTTATTGTTAATATAAATCATGAAACAAAAACAGTATTAGTAAAAACTAAATCTGATATAGTTAAAGAAAGAAGTTTAAAAACAGTTAGAAAAAGCGAATCGTATGCTGGAGGTTATTTGCTTGATCCTACTCCTGGTTTATATTCTTATGTAACAGATTTAGATTATACTTCACTATACCCTTCTATTATTAAATCATTGAATTTAGGAGTGGAAACATTAGTAGGTAGAATTGTAACTAAAGATAACTATGAGCAATATAATTCATTAGAAAAGCTTAAAGAAAAAGATCCTGAAGAACAATTGACTATTGAAAAACTAGATAAAAACAACTACCAACTTAAGTCTGCTATTGTTAAAGTCAAAGATTTAATTCATTTTATTGAAAAAAACAACTGGTCTATATCAGCAAGTGGAGCATTTTTTAGAAATGATATTAAAAGTATATCTTGTGAAGTATTAGAAGATTGGTTTAAACAAAGAGAACATTATCGTGCTTTGAAAAAAGCAGCTGGCAAAAATGAAGAATGGGATAACTATAAATTATATGATTTGTATCAAATGGCTTTTAAAATTCTTCAAAATGCACTATATGGAACATATGCTATAAATGGCTGGCGTTATACAGATGGTCATAAGATATGTTCTGCTGCTATTACAAACAGTGGACAGCGATTAACCAAGGAGAGTATTATTTATGTAAATAACCTATTAGCCAAAGCAATCGAATCAGATCGTGAAGAATATGTAATTGCTTCTGATACAGACTCAATGTATATTGAAATTAAAGATCTATTAGATAAAAAATATCCTAATTTAACAGAAGAAAAAGACAAAATAGATAAACTAATAGCAATATCACAACAATTGCAAGTTAAAGCAAACCAAAATCTAGACGATATATCTAAAAAAGTATTTAATATAAATAAAAAACACTTTTTTGAACTCAAACAAGAAGTAATTGTAAAACGAGCATATTGGTCAGGCAAAAGGAGATATGCGATGTGGGTTGTAAATAAAGAGGGAGTAACAGTAGACGAATTAGATATGAAAGGATTAGATATTATGAAATCTAATTTTCCTCCATTCTTTAGAAACTTCGGTGAAGATCTAATTAAAAAGATATTATTCGGTGCTGAAAAACAAGATATAGATAATTATTTACTTGAATTTAGAAATTCAATTTCATCTACAGATTGGAAGAAATTATTAAAACCTACAGGACTAAAGAAAATGAAAGAGTACATTGCGTCTGCTCCTTCAAATGGTGAAATATTTTCTAAATTAGCACTTAAATGTCCTATTAATACAAAGGCTGCTGTTTTTACAAATGATATTTTAAGACATAATAAACTTGATAAAAAATATCCAACTTTTCAAATGGGAGATAAAATATACCTTGCCTATCTAAAACCTAATCCGTATCATGTGGACGTCTTAGCATTAAATGGTTATGAAGATGCTCCCGAAATATTAAGCATAGTAGAAGAATACCTAGATAGAGATATGATTTTTGATTCGGTATTAAAAAATAAAATAGAAACAATTTACGAGGACATAAAATGGGGTAAACCTATATTCAATAACAACATTAATAAATTTTTTACATTCTAATGATAACAAAATCTAATCTAGTATCAATTATTTCTAAATATTATTTAGGAGGTCTAAATGAAGCCGTAAAATGGACTATTCAAGATAATCATCTTACTATTAATTTTGCATCTCCTACCCGTGAAATGATAGGAAAAATAGAATATGATGGCATTGAGCTTGAAGACTCTACAATAGCAATTAATGATACTTCTAAACTTAATAAATTAATAGCTATTTTAGGCCATACTATAAAACTAGAATATAAAAAACAACGCAACATCCCCACCCAACTAATAATTTCAGATAACCAATTTAATATAGATTATGCTTTAGCAGATTTAATGATTATTCCTAAAGCAGGAGAAATAACAGGAGAAATTCAATTTGGGATTCAAGCTAACCTTGAACCAGAATCAATACAAGCACTAATTAAAGCCAAAACAGCATTATCTGAAAGCGATACTGTAGCGGTTAAATCATATATGGGAGTTGCAGATGATGATCAAATACAATTTGAGTTTGGTGGTAATATAGAATATGGAAATAAAACCTCATATTTTGTACCTCAAGCAAAATTTGAAGATTCAAGCAAAATATTCAAAATGTATTATAATTCCCATTTATTAAAAGAAATATTAAATAACAATAAAGATGCAGATAGTGGAAAAATCCACATTACACTAGAAGGGCTAATGAAATTAGAATTTTATAAAGAAAATTTAAAGAGTGTTTACTATCTCGTGGCAAAAGAAAAATAATTTCGTATATTTATAATATGAGCAACTTAAGGGCGCTACAAATAAAATTAATGTTTAACCCGCTGATCTTCGGACAGCACAAAATTTAATGTGATATGAGTACACTATTTTTCGAGAGGAATACCTCACCATTTGATCTCTTATTTAGAGATTTTTTCAAGTCTGAATTAGACTTCCAACCGGCGGCAAACGCCAAGATCACCCACCCTGTAGATATTTTTGAAACCAAACACGGGCTTCACTTTGAGGTAGCATGTACTGGTCTTTCTAAAGAAGATATTGAATTAAATATCGAAGGGGATATTCTTAAAATTTCTTATAATAAGGAAACTGGAGAATATGCTGAACGCAGTTATATTCATAAAGGTATAGCTAGACGTTCATTTAATCTAGGTTATAAAATCGCTTCTAAATTTGATTTATCTAAAGCAGAAGCAATAATGGAAAGTGGATTACTAGCAATTCGAATCCCATTTGCTGAAGAAGCTAAACCAAAAGTTTTAAAAATTAAATAATCACCCGCGCCCTTAAGTTGTTTTTAAAAATTAAAAAGTTATGGAAAAAAGAAAAACCAAAACCGATTCTATCACTATTATTAGTGACCCTTTAATTGAGCCTTTCTATATTAGTAAGGATCCATATTGCTATACTCTATTTGAATCAGTTAATTCATCTGAAAGTGACAAGCAATACCAGAAATCAGTAGGACATTATATTGATTTTGGAAGCTGTTTAAAAGTTATTGCCCAATTAAAAGCAGAAAAAAAAGAAAGTTTTAGTAGTATTAAAGAATATATTAACGAATGGAATAAAATAAAAATAGAATTTAAAACCCTAATAGAACCATGAAATTAGAAGCTCTATATAATGCAATCATTGTAAAACCATATGAAATTGAAGAACAAACATATGGCAATATTATTGTCCCTGATTTAGGCAATGAAAAAAACAAACTAGCCCAAGTAATATCAGTTGGAGCTGGCTACTACTCAGTTACAGGAACATGGATTGAAACCCAACTTAAAGAAGGAGATATTATAATACTTCCTACTATGGGTTTTAGTAAATTAGAATATCAAGGAGAAGAATATTGGATTGGACCTGAAAATCAAGTACTTGGAAAACTAACTAAAGAATAATATGAAAAATAAAATAATTGAATTTGGGCCCGAGGCCAGAAAAAAAGTAGCTAAAGGTATTAATACATTATCTGATGCAGTTACTGCAACATTAGGACCAAATGGCCGAAACGTATTATACACAGATGGTCATGCTGTATTTTCCACGAAAGACGGGGTAACTGTGGCAAAATCTATCTCAATAGCCGATCCTATAGAATCATTGGGAGTAGAATTGGTTAAACAAGCTTCTATTAAAACAGCAGATGCGGCAGGAGATGGCACTACAACTGCTACCCTATTAACCCAAGAGATGGTAAATGCTGGTCTAAAACACCTTAACAATGGGGCCAATGCTGTTGAAATTAAAAGAGGCATAGATACTGCTGTAAAAAAAGTTGTTGAAAATCTTCGCACTAATATTTCGGAAGAAATATCATCCGAAGAACAACTTAGACAAGTAGCAACTATTTCATCAAATAATGACCCTGAAGTAGGAGAGCTAATTGCTACTGCAATGGAAAAAGTAGGTCGTGAAGGTGTTGTGTTTATTGAGGAATCTAAAACTGGTGAAACATTCCTTGAAACTGTAGAAGGAATGCAATTTGATAGAGGTTATAAATCACCTTATTTTGTCACAGATAATAATAATATGTCTTGTGTATTAAATGATACTTTAGTTTTGATTGCTGATAAGAAATTTACACAAGTAAAAGAATTACTGCCTATTTTAGAAGCAGTATCTGCTCAAAATAAATCATTATTAATTGTTGCAGAAGATATTGAAGGAGAAGCATTAGCAACTCTTATTGTAAATAAAATGAGAGGAACAATTAAAGTTTGTGCCGTTAAAGCTCCTGATTTTGGAGAAAGAAGAAAACTTATTTTAGAAGACTTAGCAACTTTAACAGGAGGCCAAGTATTTAGCCCCGATAAGGGCATGAAACTAGACAAATTCAGCTGGGATTGGTTTGGTGAAGCTCGAATAGTAACAATAAACAAAGAAAATACAACAATAGTCGATGGCAAAGGCTCAGAAGAAAAAATTAATGGAAGAATTGAGGAATTACAATACCAAATTGATAAAGCCCAATCGCCCTACGAACGTGAAAAACTCCAAGAAAGGCTGGCGAAATTGGTCGGAGGAGTAGCAATTATCCACGTTGGAGGAAACACAGAAGCAGAACTAAAAGAGAAAAAAGACAGGGTAGATGATGCTCTTAATGCTACAAAAGCAGCTATTGAAGAGGGGATTGTACCTGGTGGTGGTGCTGCTTTACTTCATGCTCGTGAGGTTTTAGAAACTGATTCAATTGGGTCTAAAATTGTATATGAAGCATGCGGTAAACCATTTGAAATTATCCTTAAAAATGCAGGTTATAGCGATCAAGATATTTTCTACTTTAAAAACAAAACATCAGACGTTGGGCATAATGAAAATGAAACTTGGTTAGGTATGAATATCAAAACCGAACAAATTGTCAATATGAAAGAAGCAGGTATTATCGATCCCGCTAAAGTAACCCGTACTGCTCTTGAAAATGCAGCTTCAGTAGCTGGTACAATTTTACTTACAGAAGTAGTAGTTGTTCCACAACCTGAAGAAAAAGATAAGGAAAATAAGGACTTTGGTAACTTAGAAGGACTCTACTAATATATATACCAAAAACATAATATGAGAGATACAATAAGTCTAATAGGAAAAGCAGTTACTATAAACAACACAGAATATTTAATAAAAGATTTTTGTTATTTACCAAATAACGATACTTTACATGTTAAAGTAACAGGTCTTAGAAAAAAAGATATAACAACTAACTTTCCCTATTTAGACTTATTGGAAATCCTCAAAACACAAATTAGGTCATGCCGATTGAAACAGAAAATAGAACTCTAATAGCCAATAGAATCCCCCCAGGGGATAGATGGTCATTAATAGGAGAAGAAAAAATTTATCCTTCTATTACCGAAGTATTAAATGCTTATTTTGAAAAAGTAACTGTAAAGCCGTTAGCTTATAGACTTGAACCGCTGAATAATAAAATATATGCTCTTCAAACTTCAACAGAACCCGATCCTGAACCAAAAAAATACTCGATATACGGAGACTATACAATTTAAATGAAACTATTAGCTACACACCCGATTAAAAAAATGGATTTAGGTTTCCATGGAAATCTATTTGGGGGCAAATTATTATCTTGGGTAGATGCAGCTGTAGCCGCCTATGCAATGGAAACATGTCATTCCAAAAACATGGTGACTATATCCATTGATAAATGTATTTTCAAAAAACCAGCTAAAGAGGGTTCATTACTTAAAATTTATAGTAAACTAGCTAAAATAGGAAATACATCAGCAACATTTGAAGTTGAAGTTCGTTCCTATAATGTGTTTACCGAAGAAGAAGTTGTTATATTGACTACATCTATGACATTTGTTAGAATAGACGATGAAGGCGGACCTATACCAATCTCAGAACAAGTTAAACGAAAATTTAATGAATCTAGGACAACTGATAGAAGCAAACAATAATTACTATCAATTATACCGAACAATAAAAGAACCAAAAACATTACCTAGTGAAATGGTTAATGAATTAAAGGATCTTTGGTTATGCACCCATACGTTTAGAAAAGATGGTATGTTATATTTCTGTCGAGAAGTACAAACAATTGAATATAAACAAATAAATTAAAAAATATGTGGAGAGCAGAAATAATAAATTATATAATAAAAAAGTATAATTTTACCAAATATTTAGAAATTGGAGTTAGATGGACACAAGATTGCTTTGACCATATTATTTGCCCCAATAAAGACGGAGTTGACCCTGGGTATGAAAATCCAAATAATCCTGTAAAGTATCCTTTCACTTCAGACGATTTTTTCACTAGACTAGAAAATAATATACTAGACCTACCACCAGATTATAAATGGGATTTAATTTTTATAGATGGATTGCATTTATCATACCAAGTAGAGAAAGATATTTTAAATTCACTTAACCATTTAAACAATAATGGTGTTATAGTATTACATGATTGCGACCCATTTTTTAGTGGGGATAATTATACTAAATTAATTGAAGATTATTGGGGGGGAAATCATCATTGGAATGGTACTGTTTGGAAGACTATATACAAACTCAAATCTACCCGCTCAGATTTAAGCATGTGCACTCTAGCAACAGATGAAGGGATAGGATTAATAAAAAAAGGGAGTCAAAGTCTAATTCCTTTTGATAATCCATATTTTGAATATAGAATATTTCAAAAAAATAGAATTAGAGATTTAAATATAATAGAAGAAAATCAATTAGATAGTTGGTTAGAAAATAATTAAAATATGAATTGTATTTATACTGTTTTTTATAATAATTTAAAATCTTATGATGGAAATGATATTAATAAAGAAAATAGGTTAAAGTTATTAAAATATTGCATTGATAGCTATAAAAAATTTAATCCAAATACTCAATTTATAATAGATTATGTTGATGAATATATAGAAAATACAGCAGATATGTATTTTGACAAAATGATTCGAATAAAAAATCTTAATTATAGTTGTAATGTATTATGGGTTGATATTGATACAATATGTTTAGGAAATCTAGATGAATTATTTTTAAGCACTCAAATTAAGGGGAGATATTGGGGGGGGTGGGATGGGTTAAATTTAATAAATGGTGGTGTTATTTATTACCCTGTGCGTTCTTTATATAACAATTTTGATTTTTTTTCTAAAGAATGGATTAGTATGTTTTCTCAACAGAAATTTATAAATAATTCTAATTTTATAGGACCCTGTGAACAAATACCTATAACAAATTTAATATTAAAACAACTAAATTCTAATTATAATTTTAAAACATATAGTATATGGGATAATGTTAATGAACTTTTAGATAAAGATTGTGCATTGGATTATAGATATAATATTAATCCAATAATAATGAACAGAGCTGATTATAGAACAATTAATTCTAAAAATATAGATATATCTCAATTAAAAATACTTCACTTAAATAGTACTGTTACTGATTTATATAATGAATATTTTTATATATTAAACTATTTATTTGATAAAAACCTTATTAATTACATAAATAATAAAGAAACTTATTTGCAAAAATGTCAAGAATTAGGATTACTAAATGATATTGAGTTTAAATTTGAAAACAATAAAATCTTTATACAAAATAATTCTAATTCTTATATATGCTTAATTGTTTTAGATAATTATGATAATTATGTTACTAATTCTAGTGTATCTTTTAAATTACATCCAAAGGAATGGTTTCAATTTTCTTTAGAACCCCTTGGTTTTTATAAAACTTTAATGTATATTAATATAATAACTGGTGAGCATAAAAATATAAATCTACAAGACTATGAACAAACAACAACAACAACTTAACATTGACATTAAAACTACAACCCCCATTAAATCACCCGAAGGTAATATGGTGTTTCAAGAGGGCGTTATTTTACGAAAAGTATCCAAATTTATTGCAGGCACAGCTGAGGATGGTATTGTCCCCGTACCTGTATTTTTTGATATTAAAACTGGTAAAGTACTAATTGAGTTATTACCCAAGGAACTTAGAGAAGAATTTCAAGAAATATACGATAAAGAAGATGCAACAAAATAAAACCAGAGAAATAGAAGTAACAGATTCTATTGTAGATACAATTGTAGATAAATTTGTTTCTAGAGCTAAATTTGGTAAAAACAAATACGGAACTGATTTAGATAGAACTGATCTATCAGTAGTAGACTGGATTACACATGCTCAAGATGAGCTTCATGATGGTATTCTATATTTAGAAAAACTAAAACAAATACTTAGTGGTAAGTAATGAATAACCCTATTTTAATATTTTCACATAATTATTTAGTTGGAGAGTGGGAAACTATTGTCACGGAACAATTACAATTACTTTTAGATACTAAATTGTATCAAGCAAGTACAAAAATACATTATTGCGTATTTGCATATGAGAATAATGCTTATAGAAAATTTATAAATTTAGTAATACAACATGATCCATTAAATAAGATTCAAATTATTAGACATGAAGAAAATAAATTTGAATTTTTAACATTAAAATTGCTTCAAGATACTATAAAACAATATAAGAAGGAAGCTTATGTATTATATTACCATACAAAAGGTCTTACTAGTGTGCAAAACCATTACCATGAAGAAGATATAAATCAAACTATTTCCCCATCCACTCTATTACAAAATGCAACTAATTGGAGAAAATGCATGGAATATTTTAATATTGAAAAATGGCCAAATTGCACCCAAGCATTAGATATTTATGATACGGTAGGAATACTCTATGTCTCTAATGGTTGGCCATTTAATAATTTCTATTCAGGGAATTTTTGGTGGACCAAATCTTCCTATATAAAAAAACTCCCAGACATTGATGTGAATTGTGAAGCTCGAATTGAAGCAGAATTATGGATAGGAAAAACTCAACACTATTGGTTTAATTTTTTCTCTAATAAGGGAGAAAATGCTTATTTAGATAACTATGACCCTAAAGATTACAGAGACGACTTAAAATAAAATTTTGGCAAACAAAATCCCACAAATACTAAAAGAAATAAAAAGATATAAAATTTTAGAGGTAAATTACGCTACTCAAAAAACTATATCTTTTAGTCAAATACAACTCTATTACCAGTGCCCTAGAAAATGGGCCTTACAATATAAAGATGGTCATGGAAGCACAGAATATTCTATTCATATGACTTTTGGAACAGCAATCCACGAAACTATCCAACATTATTTGACTGTTGGATATGAAAATAGTTTTACTGAAGCAGATAGAATAAATATAGAAGAATTTTTTAAAGAAAGATTCTCTGAGGGTTATAAAAAAGATTACCAATCCAACAATAAAACCCACTTTAGCAACCCAGCTGAAATGGGAGAATTTTATGAAGACGGGGTTGCTATTTTAAATTATTTAAAGAAGAATAAAAGTAAATATTTTAGTAAAAAATATTGGTACTTAGTAGGATGCGAGATGCCATTATTAATATCACCTTTATCGCGTTTCCCAAACGTTATATATCGCGGTTATATTGATCTCATATTATATAATGAAAATTCAAATAAATTTTATATTTACGATATAAAAACATCAACTAATTCTTGGGGTGATAAGCAAAAAAGAGACAAAGTAAAAACATCTCAATTGCGTTTATATAAAAAATATTTTGCTCAACAATATAATATACCTGAGGATAAGATTGATATTGAGTTTTTTGTAGTAAAAAGAAAGTTGTGGGAAAATAGCCAATATGCTCAATCTAGAATACAACAATTTAAACCTGCAGATGGAAAAAATAGTATGAATTACTCTACTAAACTAGTAGAAAAATTTATAGAAGATTGTTTTAATTTGGATTGCTCTTATAAAGACACTAACCATGCCCCTCAACCATCAGACCAATGTAAATGGTGCTCTTTTAACAACAGGCCTGATCTTTGTAATAAGCAATCGATTCTTTAAGATTTTGATAATATGTATATTCAAATATACGTTACTTAAAAATTAAGATTATGAACACAAAAGCAGAAAAAATATTAACAAGCGTAAAAGTACAAAGCGACTTGTTTGAAGAATTCAAGATCAACACAATCAAATACAAATTTTCGTTACAAAAGCTTGTAGATCGAACAATTCATTTGTATAATACAGATGAAGGATTTAGAAAAATGATCCATAACCACATTACACTAGACTAAACATTTTAAAAAGTTTTCATGAATAATAGTTTTAAATATTTACCACCCGAACAAAGGAAAAAAATCCTCTTAATATGTGATGATATTAGAGTCCATTCAGGAATAGCCACTGTAGCTAAAGAAATAGTCATTCACACTGCCCAACACTTTAATTGGGTCAATATTGGAGGAGCAATTAAACACCCTGATGAAGGAAAACGATTTGACCTATCCCCAGATACTAATAAACTTACAGAATTAACAGACAGCTCTGTAATTTTGTATCCTGTTACAGGATATGGTAACCCTGATATGATTCGCCAATTAATAGCATTTGAAAAACCAGATGCTATAATGTTGATTACTGATCCACGTTATTTTATTTGGTTGTTTCAAATTGAAAATGAAATTAGAAAACACATTCCAATAGCATATTTAAATATTTGGGATGATTATCCTGCTCCCCACTACAATAAAGCATTTTATGAAGCGTGCGATTTGTTAATGGGGATTTCAAAACAAACAGTGAATATTAATAAACTTGTTTTAGGTGATAAAGCAAAAAATAGAATTATAAAATATATTCCTCACGGATTAAATCATAAAATATTTAAGCCTTTAAAACAAGAAGATCCTCAACTTATAGAATTTAAAAAACAATTATTCGGGAATAAAGAATACAATTTTGTTTTATTTTTTAATTCTAGAAATATTCGCCGCAAACAAATCCCCGATTCTTTATTGGCATACAAATTATTTATTGATTCATTATCTGTTGAGCAGGCCAAAAAATGTGTTTTTGTATTACACACAGCAGTGGTAGATGATGCCGGAACAGATCTAGAAGCAGTTAGAGAATTACTAATGGAAGATGAAAAATATAACATCATTTTCTCTAATATGCCTCTCCCTCATGAGCAAATGAATCTACTCTATAACAGCTCAGATGCTCAGATTTTATTAACATCAAATGAAGGGTGGGGATTATCATTAACCGAAGCATTGCTTGTGGGTAATCCTATTATAGCTAATGTAACTGGGGGTATGCAGGACCAAATGCGTTTTGAATTTGAGGATGGCAAATGGATTGAGTTTGATGCTGATTTTCCTTCCAACCATAGAGGTACAATTAAAAAACATGGTGAATGGGCCTTTCCCGTTTATCCAACTAGTAGGAATCTTGTAGGTTCTCCATTAACTCCATATATTTGGGATGATTTGTGTAGTGCTGAAGATGCTGCTGAACAGATAAAAGCAATATATAATTTAAGTAAAGAAGAGCGTAAAGCTAAAGGATTAAAAGGTAGAGAGTGGGCATTAAGCCAAGAAGCAGGCTTTACAAGCGAAATTCAAGGTGAAAGAATAATAAATGCTCTTGATGAATTATTTGCTGCCTGGCAGCCTAGAGAAAAATTTGAATTAATTAATGCAAATACATACCCTAATAGAGTTATAAACCATAAAATAATATATTAATGAAACCATTATTCATAATTAGTTGCCCTATAGACACCTACTCAGGCTATGGAAGCCGTAGCCGAGATTTAGTAAAAGCTATAATCGAATTGGATAAATATGATGTAAAAATATTAGCTCAAAGATGGGGAGGAACACCTTGGGGTTTTATTCAAGATAATCCTGAATGGGAATTTTTAACTAAGCATATTCTACCAAACGGCCAAATCCCCCGCCAACCTGAAATTTGGGCTCAGGTAACAATTCCAAATGAATTTCAACCTGTAGGAAAATTTAATATTGGATTTACAGCAGGAATTGAAACTACAATTTGTAATCCTACTTGGATTGAAGGTCTAAATAAAATGAACCTAAATATTGTGTCTTCAAAACATGCTAAAGATGTATTTTTAAATGCTAAATTTGAAGAAAGAAATCAACAAACAAATCAAGTTGTAAGGACAATTACTCTTGAAAAACCAGTAGAAGTATTATTTGAAGGAGTAGATTTAAATATCTATAAATTATTAGATAAACTCCCCCAAAATGATTTATATAATTCTTTAAATTCTATCCCTGAGCCGTTTACTTATTTATATGTAGGTCATTGGTTGCAAGGAGATTTAGGTGAAGATAGAAAAAATACAAGTTTACTTATTAAGGCCTTCTATGAAACCTTTAAAAATAAAAAACAAAAACCTGCTTTAATTTTAAAAACATCAGTATTAGCAGGGGCATCATATGTAGATAGAGAAGAAGTTCTTAGAAGAATTAAACAAATTAAAAAAACAGTTAACTCTAATGATTTACCTAACATTTATCTGCTACATGGTGAATTTACAGATAGCGAGATAAATGAAATTTATAATCATCCTAAAGTAAAAGCTATGGTTAGCTTAACCAAGGGTGAAGGATTTGGAAGACCACTTCTTGAATTTACCCAATGCAAAAAACCAGTTATAACAACAGCTTGGAGCGGGCATACTGATTTCCTTGATCCCCAAATGTCAGTCCTATTAGGAGGCCAGCTTACACCAGTACATTCTAGTGTAGTTAATGATTGGGTAATAAAAGATAGCCAATGGTTCTCAGTAGACCATGTCCAAGCTC